GATCGCTACGGACAACCTTGCAAGATCATAGCGACCGGCACGATGAACAGCGTTATGGTCGAATTTGCCGATGGGATGCGGTAGCGTGGAAAACGCTGTACGAAAGATTTAACAATTAACCGCGGGATGCCCGCACGGAAGGAGGTGATAACAGTTGGCAAGACCGAAAAAAAGCGGATTAGATTATTTCCCTTTGGACGTTGGGTTCTTTGAAGACGACAAGATCCTGGCCATCTCGGGGGAGTTCGCTGTGAAAGGCGAGATAATCGTGCTTCGGTTGCTTTGTGAAATATACAGAAATGGATATTTTGTGGACTACTCGGGGCTATTAAAAAACAAGTTGGCTAGGCTTGGCGGATTATCCGGTGGGCTAGTTGATGAAGTAGTTGGGCGGCTTGTTGAATACGGGTTCTTTGAAGAGTCTTTATTCCGTGAGCATAATATCCTGACATCGAGAGCGATTCAAAGTCGGTATGCCGATGCGGCAAAACGTCGACAAAACTGTACATCATTGCCTTTTTGGTTGCCAAAAGGAGTTAATGTTGACATAAACCCCCCTTTAACGGGAGTTAATGTTGACATTAATCCCCAAAGTAAACTAAATGAAACTAAACTAAATAAGAATCCCCCCCTACCCCCCCAAATAATTTTCGACTCGGATTCGGAAGAACCAGACCCTTGCGCCAACGATCCGCCTGAAAGCAAGCCAACGTCGGCGTTGTCAGCGGAAATGGGTAAAAGTACCAACGAGTCCGAAACTTCGCAACGTGGGGCGGTTTTAGGCGGGACTGACGACGAAGACGAAAATGATTCGCCGTTCGAGATGCTCAAGAAATACTGGAACATCAAGGCAGAAAAATCGACGTATGTCAAGATGACCCCGATAACGGCACTCGTTGCATCGCCATACATTGCGAGGGAATTGATGTGCCGAATCGAAGAATATGGGGACGAAAGCATCCTCTGTGCCATAGACTACATCGCCTATGCGGACTGGTGGCACGAGAACAACAAAACACTCGGAATAACATCCTTCCTGAAAGATACGATCTTTCCGAAGTTTCTTAACCGAGAGTACCAAACCAAGAAACGAGGAGACAGATAATGGAAAAAATAGGTAGCCTTAAGGAACGCTTGATGAAACTTTTTGCAAATTTACCGCATGTCCCAGAACCACACTACGATTGCAAGTGGTGCCATGACAGCGGCTATGTTGAATGCTACACCGAACACGGCAGGAATTATCCCATAAAGCTTGCTGACGTTCTCCGAACCTATCAGGAAAAGCGAGGATGTTATTTCGTTATGGCTCCTTGCGGTTTCTGCGAAGCAGGAACGTACAGGGGCAGACCAACTGCGTGTGGTATAAAATCCGCAGAGCGATGGGTCAAAGAGAATGTCACATCGGTTTCGTCTCTGAATGGGACATACAAGATAGCGGAAGAGGAAGGATACAGTGAGGAGATGATTAATCAAGCGTTTCAGAGACTGGGGATTAGGAAATACAAGATTTCCGGCAAGTGGGTCTGTGAGCCTGCCGCGTAGCAGAGTCAAGGAGGAAATGAGAACTTTAACGTCGCACGGCAATAGGTACTACTTTCAGCATTTCCGAACCCCAAGTACGAATACAGCCGGGATTGAGGTAGTATAACCCGTTTCCCCCAAACTCAAACTTTTCCAAAATGAATCCTAACGCATTGACCGAGGAGCAGGTGACAAAAATTACTGGAAGAACGTTCGAAGAAATCCGCTCGCTCGTCCGGGCAGGAATGCCACAAAATCCAGATGGGACGTTCAATATGGTTCACTGCATTGCATGGAAGTTACTCTATGACCAGAAAAAATACAATTGATTTCAATTACCTCCGGGCATCTGAAGTGGTTCGGCTACTCAATTCGACACCGCTTGGACTTGTGACCAGCGACGACAAATTTCGTAGAATCAAATCGGAAGCGGGACTCCGTATTGCTACCAGTGGAAACATGGCACGGATCGACATGACAAAACTGTTTCGATATGTGCTCATGGACATAGAGAAAGTCAAACCGAAAGTGAACGCGAAGGAACACAAACGAGCCTACCTCCGAGACTATCAGAGAAAACAAACCGCCGACAAACAGGAAATTGGTTTGCCGCCGAAGCGCGGCAAACAGAAGCACTGGGAACGTGCTTGTGAAGACTTCCGGTTCTTTTGCGAGACCTACAAGGCGGAGACCTTCGATATTGCATGGTCGCCCGACCATCTGAAAGTCTTTGAGTTGTGCAACGAAGCGATTGACAACGCCCTGATGTACGCGCTTGCGATGCCGAGGGGGAGCGGTAAAACTGCGATCTTTCAAGCCCTTGTCGAATGGGTTATCCTGACCGGCAAGAAGGAATTCGCCCTGCTCGTTGCCGCAACTGGAACGAAAGCCGATGAGTTGATGGTCAAGATCAAGACATCGTTCAACTACAATGAAAAACTACAAGCGGACTTTGCCCCGGAGTTGCATGGGATCGTTGCCCTCGAAGACGAATCCAGACGGTGTAGCGGACAGCGATGCAATGATAAAAAGACCGGTGTGATATGGAAGGCAGACCGCATCGTCATGCCGACGGTGCCCGGCTCCCGCTGTTCCGGTTCGGTCATCGTCACAGCGGGGATTGAAGGAGCGATCAACGGCTTGCAACATACCAAACAAGACGGTAAGGTGATTCGACCCGATATTGCTTTCATTGACGACCCGCAAACGCTCGCATCGGCACGGTCGCAGGTTTTGTCGAAAAAGCGGATTGATGTCTTGCATCAGAGCATCCGCGGGCTTGCCGGTCCCCGACGGGGTATCACGATTATCATGGCGTGCACCAAGATGTATGAACATGACTTGGCATGCCAGATACTCGACTCAAAGAAGTACCCGCAGTGGACAAGCCACACATTCAAGATGATGCATTCGTTCCCGGAGAATATGAAACTCTGGGACGAATACTGGGGGGTTCGCACGAGTCCGGGCAAGTTGCAAAAACTGAATGCCTTGAAATTCTACAAGCAGCACCGATCCGAAATGGACAAGGGAGCGGAGATGTACTGGGATGGAAGATACCGCGAAGACGAAAAGGAAATCAGCGGCATCCAGCACATGATGAACCTCTACTACGAGAACTCACATGTGTTTTGGTCGGAGTACCAGAACGAACCGCAGAACGAAGGGACAAACATTTTCCGCATGGCACCCCGGCACCACGTCGAAGATTTATGCGTTGATGATATTGAAGGAACGATACCAGATAGTACAATGATAGTGGTCGGGCATATTGATATTCACAAGAACATCCACTACGCAACAGCATCGGCGTTTGCGGACGACTTGACGATGCGGAAATGCTGGCACGGAACGTTTCCGAATCAAGGGCGGATGCACTTCGAGCAACGCAGTCCACCGATACCAATACCAAGCCGAGATATTGATGCACCGATTATCAACGAGTTGGTAGAAGCAATAAACTTTTTGGGCAGAGCAGAGTGGACGAAACACAACGGTGTAGCATTGCGAACGACAGCAATTACGATAGACTTCCGGTGGGGATTTGAGTACGTGTTGCATGCAAAATCACTCACCGACTTTGGCGGCATGTGCATCCCCTACATGGGTATGCCCATCATGCCGGACAACTTGCCGGTCAAAGAATACACTTGCAAACCCGGTGATACCAAGGGTGATTACTGGTACTTGGACACAAATAACGAATACCTCACGCCGATCATGAAAGTCGACGTGAACGCTATGAAAGAGAAATTTCTCACGATGTTACATCTGGAGCCGGGCAAGGTTGGGTCTGTGTCGTTTAATGCCGGACCGCCGAGAACCGCCCAATCGGTACATTGGAATGCCATGCTCATTGACCATCTGTTTTCAAAGGAGCCGGTGGTCAAGGAAGGAAAGAAGTATAACCGAACGAAGATTTGTTTTGTCGATAAGGAAGGCAAGCCGGACGACCATTACTTTGACTGCCTCGTGGCAAATCTGGTGATGGCGGATGCGTATGGCTACCGGGCGACAAGACTTTAACCATTGAAAGGATCGAACCATGTCACGAAGACGAGAACACCCGAAAGGACTACCCACCGTTGCAACGCCGATAAAACCAGCAGATGGCAAACGGCAAACAGCAGAAGAGGTTGCCGCTACTTTGGAAGAGGCAACATTGCAAGTCGAAGAGGAAAAATACCAGACCGAACAGGAGATTGTGAATGTCATGGTTGCAACGTGTCCCCGCTGTGGTTCTGCGGACCGGTCCCGGCTCAAGGAAATCTCGCCGCGTATTCCTACCAGTCGCGGACTGCTCATTCGTTACCGGACGACGTGTCGCGGTCGGATCAATCCGGTGGACAAAGAAGGCAAGCCGGTGGTCGACGTGGACGGCAAGCCGGTCTCCTACGAATGCGGCAATCGGTACAGAGTCCACACACTCGTGCCGAACGTCCGGCAAAAAGACCGAAAGTCGGATTCGTGAAATTTCCCGGCGGCTCTTGTCAAAACCTGCCGATATTGGTAACATGGAGATTATGACAAACTTCCAAGCGTTTTGTAAAGGATTCTGGTCAGTGTGGGATTTTGGTCGCCCCTTTTCGCAGCCGCCAGAGTTGTTTCCATTTGACGAGGACATCGACGTTATTCGCCCCGCCGAGGGGAGAAGGTGCGAACGGTTCGGGCAAAATAGAGGTCCCTGGGAAAAAGTCGGCAACTACTTGCGTGAGGCGATGTCCCAGTATGAAAACGAAAACCACTGCAATGTCCCAAGACAATAACCAGAATCTTGAACCAAGTTTTCCGCAACAGGCACCGGTTGCTCCTGACCAAATGTCCGTAATGATACGGGCAACTACCCAGTGGCAATCCGGTTCTCTGCCGCCGCCGAGCATATTACGAGAATATGAGGTCGCCATACCCGGCGCAGGTAATAGACTTTTGACAATGGCAGAACAAAGCCAACAAGCCGACATTGACTATGACAGTAGAACGTTAACCATCCGTGAGAGAACGTTGACAATTCGTGAACACAACGAACGTGGCAACCGAATTTTTGCCCAGTGCGGTCAAGTGTTTGGTTTTGTTTCGGTGGTCATGTACTTTGCGGTGCTTGCGTTGACAGTATGGAATAACAACACCGTCATATTCAGCATTCTTTTCAGTGCCGGGGCGGTGGCAGGAATTGTCAAGATTGTTCGGTCGTTTCAGGAAAAAAATCAGCCCAATGTTAAAATAGGCAAGTAAATCCAAATGGAGCCGTCTGGGCTTCATTTGGGTGTAAAAAACTCTTGCGTTCCATTCTTGACCATCTGATAATCACCGTCCGTATCAACCACGCGGACGGTTTCATGTCAACGCCGAGTATTGAAATATTTGACAAAGCAATAGAAAACGCAGTGTCATTTCAGTCAATCACTGTCAACGACGAAGGCACGACGACGAACCAAAACATCAAGTCCCTGATGGAATCACGGGAAATGCTGTTGCAAGAAGAGGATCGAAAAACACGAGTAACCTTCGCAACGTTTGATTTGAGCGAACAGAACATGTAAAGATGGGTCGCCGGAAACACAACAGTCAGGAAGTACAACAACGAGAACTCCCGTTTGAAACGAGAGAGTTTCGTTACCATTCCGGTGAGAACAACAAGAAACGGAAAAACGTTCTCTACGATCCGCGTTCGGAAGATGCCTTTTGGAATGACGACTATGACGTTCACTCTGCACGAGCAAGGGAGCAACTGCGAAACTTTGCCATGCTGTCGTGGATGATCGACAAGCATATTGATTTCGTTGCGACCTTCGATGTCGAATTCAAAACGGGACATGATTGGCTGGACGATTGGTTGACGGAGTTGCTGGCATGGTGGTCGCAAGCGGAAAACTTTGATGTTGGACGACGCTACTCGCTGTATCAGTATTTGCGGGTCAACGAAGCCCAGCGGGTTTTGAACGGCGACATGGGAACATTGAAGATGGCTGATGGGCGTGTCCTGGCGGTCACGAGCGAACAGATCGACAGTGCCAATGTCAATGTCAACAGTTACGGACGGGATACTGAAACTTGGTTCCGTGGCGTTCGTGTCCATCCGGTAACAACCGAGGCGACCAAGTACAGGATTTTGCAACGAAACATCAATGACGGCGGTTTGTCGAACAAGTTTTTTGATGTACCAGCAAGTAGTTTTTATTTGCATGCGGACCGGAAGCATTATCCGAATTTGATCCGGGGCATTTCCCCGATAGCGAATTCGATTAACTCGATACAGGACTGTTACGAAGGAATCAACTGGCACTTGGTCAAAATGAAAATTGCCGCCATGTTTGGCGTGATACTTTTTGAAAGCAAAAACGCTCTCCCCGGTCAGCGGCATAATCCTGTTACCGGCGAGGTAGTGAAAACGCAAGATCAAAACAAACCGAAATACGATACAGTCAAACTTGGAGACAGTGTTGCATCGTTGAGTATGCAGCAAGGCGAAGACATCAAAGTCCTTGAGTCGAGAATACCCAGTACGGAAACACAAGCATTTTACGAGGCGGTGACGATGGTTGCATTGAAATCATTGAATATCCCTTACTCGTTTTACTATGAAAAATTTACGAACTTTTACGGAAGCCGCGGGGCGTTGATCCATTACATTCGTTCCTGCGAATCACCGAGACGGTCAAACACAGAATTTTTGAATCACATTTTGAAGTGGAGGATTACAAAATGGATTACCGACGGCTACATCAGACTACCGAAGGGCTACGATGCCCGGCAAATACGATGGCAGTGCGTCCCGCGAGGAATTCCTCTGTGGGACCCGTCGAAGGAAACGGATGGAGTTGTGAAGGCAATCGATGCCGCACTGACAACTCCGCAGAATGCCTGCATGGAAATCGGGACGAACTACTACGAAAACATCGAAAAAATCAAAGAGGCTCGTGATTGGGCAGCGAAGTTTGGTATCGTTCCAAATTGGAAATCGGAAACAGCACCGGACGTAAACAATACAGTAAAAGGCGACAATGACGATGAATAAAGTAAAACCCAAAACATTGGAGCGGAAACTTTCCAAGCCGTTTGACGTGCAATTCTCCAAGCCGGAGATTGTAGAAAAGGAAAACGGGTTGAAGTGGTACGAGTTCCCAGTAACGCTCAAGGCAAGGGACTCGGGTCCTATTTTTCATTGGGCATGGGGCAAAATCATTCACGACTTGTCGAAAATGAAGAAGCCGTCCACCGGCAAGATACCGATTGACCACGTGCATTCGGACGAGGCACTCGGTGTGATCGATGAGTTCGATACGTCGGACGGATTGCTTCTCAAAGGAAAACTTGTATCGACGGGAGAGGGCGATCTCGCATGGAACATCGCTACCAAGATTGCGGCGGGTGTCCCATATCAATCGTCTATATTTTTCGACGACTTGGAAGACGGTACGCCATTCGAGGTCGAAGAAGTCAAAGAAGGTAAATCAAAAACGGTGAACGGTCAGGTGTTTGAGGGACCGGGATGCATCGTTAGGAAGTGGATGTTACGGGGCGTTGCCGTCTGTTTATACGGTGCCGACCCGAATACAAACACGCAAGTCCTCAAACATCAACCCCACGAGGAACCAATGGACCCGAAAGAAATTTTGAAACAGTTTACCGAGAAATTCGGAGCGGAACTTGCCAACAAGTATTTCACCGAAGGACTCTCATTTGAGGAGGCAGTTGCCAAGTTCTGCGATGTGTTGCAGGAGCGGCTCAAAGCATCCGAGAAACTCGCCTCCGACAAGGACGAAAAAATCGCCGCATTGGAAGCAGAGATTACCGCCTTCAAGGACGAAAAAGCCAAAAACGCGGACGACGAAGACGATGCGGACGACGAAGACGAGGACAAGAAGGACAAAAAAGGCAAAAAAGCCAGTGCCTCCAAAGACCAAAAGATCGCCGAACTCAAAGCGAAACTCAGCGTTTGGGAAAGGCAATACGGCGGCATGTCGTATGATGCCCTCGGAAAACAAGACCCGGATTCGACCGGAGGCGGCGCAAATCCAGAACAAGAATATGCCGCCGAACTGATAAAAGCGAACGTGGAACCCGGCGGCGACGAGTAATCCGTTGCCTACACCCGGTACGTGCATGAACCATTAACCCACAACACATAGGAGATATTACAATGCCTAAGTATGCAAGAAAACCGCTGTTGAATTTTCGCGGCGGAAAGAAGACCAAGATCGAGCCCAAAAGTTTCAAGTCGGCTCCTACAACCCAGTCCACACGATGGACTTGCTCCAATTTCAGGGGAGCAACCTGATCGGCGGAATGCTTAACGAAGTGTTCCGACTTGTCCCGGAGTATTCCGGCGAGAACCCGTACTTCGGGAATTCGATTTCCGTCCCAGCACGGAACATCGCCGAAAAGCGTTTTGAAACGCTTGTCCGCACCGAAGTCCCTCGTGGCGACCACTTCCGGCACTTGAATGAACCGGTCGGCACCAAGAAGGCAAAACGGGAAAAGCGAGAGTTCGAGATGTTCCCGTTCATGGGCTTCTGGGAAGCAGATGCCCAAATGCTGGAGATCTCTCCAGATGGTGGAGCCGCCCTCATGCGAGACGACGCTTATGCAATTATGCAAGGGCTCGTCATGGATTTAGGGGAGTATTTCTACTACGGTCAGACCGAGGCCGACAAGAAGATGTTTCCCGGTATCCTCCAACAGATGCCGCAAGGTCGGTCATTCTCCGTTGGCGGCACCGGAAGTAGTGTCTCGTCCATCTACTTCATGTGGCTTGATCCGGGCTTGCAGGGAGTGAGCTGGCTTCACGGTAACGGCGGGGTCATCAAAACGACATCCCCCTACCGACGCATCAAAGACGAAGGAGAGGGGCGGCGACCGATCATGGAGCAATCTATCGAAGGATGGCTCGGCTTGCAAGTCTTGCATAAGGAGTCCGTCTTACGAATTGCCAACGTCGACACGACCAGTGCATTCAGTGAGAAGCCGCCAACAGACCGTATCACGGACGAACTTTTGGGGGCGGCAAAGATGCGGTTCCCAACGTTCATGATTCCGAACCTCTACGCATTTATGCGCCCGGAAGTTTTCCGGCTGTGGCGAGCATCGAAGCCTGACCTCATGCAAACCGGTTTTGCGCCACCGATTAGCGAGTTTGCAACCTTTGAAGGAATCAAAATCGTTGTTACGGAGTCCATCAAAGAGAATGAGGGCATCGTTTCAGGATTGCCGTCGCTCGGCTAATTCCTTTCCGGCGGTTGCCGTATCGGTAGCCGCCACCCACCTTTCACCATTAACCCATTCACAATCATGTCCACACGAAAAGATATTTTGCTCATGAAAGAGTTTGCCCTTCCCGCCGCTGCGGGTTCGGTGCAATCGGAAGCCTTCGATATGTTCGAGGCAAAGACCCCCAACGATGTCCACAACATTCACGCTCAATTTGAAGTGAGCCTGCCAGGCATCACGTTGCCAGCAAGCACGTCGCTTACCGTTTCGGTCGAGAGTAGCGATGTTGCGAATTTTGCAACAGACAAACAGTCGTTCGTCCTCGGTGCCCTCGTACCCGGAACGTACACTGGTCAGAAGTTTCAGACGAAACTTTCGGAAAAACCGAAGCGGTACTGGCGTGCCGTGATTACCACGACCGGCACTGTGAATCTTGCGACATCGAAAGCCGAGTTTGCGATTGTATTTTAGTAGCAAGGACCCACGTGACCTGTATCCTTGCGGTAGGCGGGGACGCGTCCCCGCATTACTTTTTTACTCAATTTTTGAGATTGTAAAGGAGTGTTTAGGTGAAAGAGTTTTTAGACCCACCACATATTATCACGATTTTTGGATTCACTGCTATTGCCTTCGTGCTGGTGTTAGGAGTATCAGTAGTGCTTTGTTACTTTTTGCGGGACAAAATAACAGCGGTGCTTATATCCCGTTTCGGTTTAGAAATCCATACCAATGACGTGTCGCTTTGGTGTGAAGTTCAGGACGAAATCAACCAAATTGATTCCGGCACCAGAAAATCCATACGAAAAACAACGTCGGGACTGCACTTCCTCGCACCCAAGCCTTATGAAAAATCCACAGGCGAAATGTTGGTTAATCGAGATGCAACCTTGTCGTTAATTTGTGCGGCTTATGAAAACCACCACACACGGGAACTCGCGTCGGACGGTGGAGACGTGTACATTTCAGAAAAAACCCATGACATCGCTGAAGCCGTTCGAGACTGGAAAAAACTATTTCCAGAATTGACATTCAAACGGGTGGAAGCCGTTGTGTGCTACTGGTTCAAACAGATTGTACTTCCAAATTTGCGGAAGGCATGTTTGGAAAAAGTCGCCTATTACGATTCGCAGATAAAACGAAAAGAAGTTAGCACAGTTCTGAAGGCAATGCTTACAGTGCGTCGGGACAAAAACCTATTCTATTTGGAAAAAATCAAAGAACTTAATGGACGTGAAGACATCACAGAAAAATCGACCATTATTCATAAAGAACAAAACACCTAAACCCATGCAAACTTTAACCACTGTTTTATCGGTTCTGTGGATGATCATGCGGAACACTCCGACAGTCATTCGCACTTTTCCAGCACTGATTGCCCTCCTCTGGAAGTTGCGGGAGGCGTTCGGCAGCGAGGCAGTGCAGGCAGCCATCAAAGCATTTGGCGAATACATCGACCGAATTGCCCCGCCCGCTCCGACTGCGGACAGTGCCGGTAGCGTCCCGGCAAACCTGAAGAGAGAAAAAAGGATACGGCTCATCCGGTTCATGAACCGTATCCAACTCGCTGGACAAATCCCCGAAAACGAAGTGCGGGAACTCTGCGCTCAAAACCTCATTCGACCTTACGTAGACTACTATGACAACCAACAAACTGCTTGAAAAACGCATGATGGACATTGAGACCGCTCTCCTCAAACTGACGGAGACAGCGGAGAAAGAGCCGTCCCAATTCCAAAAGTTTTGGACTTGGTGCAAACCGTATATCCTCACGTTCATTCTCGGAATGATTGTGGGCGGATTGACCTTTGGCGGATGCGGTCAACTTCCAAACATGTTCCGAACATTGACAACCCTCGAACAGAAAGCGGCTTCGGGAGGAGCCGTGATCCCTTTTCCGAGCGGCAGTCCCTCGCCGAGTCCCTCGACGTGGCTGCCGAACGACTGGAGAGAGGAGCCGACCGCCTCCTTGTGGACGAATATATCCGAACCGCCATTGCCCAACAGCCCACAAGCGGACAATGGGCAAACACCCTCGACAAGATTTTACAGACCGCTGACTCGCCGGATACGCTGATTTATGCGAGAAACCTACGATTGATTGCCAAAGGACTGAAACGATGAAACGCATTGACAAGAACAATTACGGTTACATTCCTGACGAGAACTTCGGCTATATCCCCGACGAACTCGTCCCGGAAGACGTTGCGGAATTTAACGCCCTGACGGACAAGTACCATCAAGCCGCTCAACCTGCCATCGTCTCGTGGGAAACATTTGAGCCGCACGTCCGGGAAAAAGCCGACGAAATGGACAAAATCCGAGCCGCTGGTTTGATCGTGCTCTGGTGGGTTATTGCGAAATACTGCAAGATTCCGATTTGGGAATCGAACCAAGGGCAACTCGGCAGTTGTGCCGGTTGGTCGGCGGCGAATGGACACATGATTACCGTCTTGTATCAAATGATGCTCGGAGCCTTTCGCTTCGTTCTGATCAACCCGCTGGCAATGTGGGTGCGGACGAAAAACTGGTCGATGTCCGGCGGACAAAGCATGAGCAAGGTCATGGTCGGCGGCAATCAGTTCGGCAACTATCCGGTGCAACGTGTCGGTATGTACAGCACCAAGTTGACACGGGACACGATCAGCAAGATTGAGGCGGCAACCGATGAGGCGACGTTGCATCAGTTTGGAGCCTGCCGATTGCAAGGCAAGGATTTGGTACAGCAGATTGTCCTTTGCCTTCGGGCAGGGATGGTTGTTTGCATTGGCAACAGCGTCAAGGTCTCGGGTTGCCGGGTTGACGAAAACGGCATGCGGGTAGCAACGCTCGGCGGTTCGTGGGCACATGCAACGCTACTCGACGGCTATGTGGTAGTGAATGGCACAATTTATTTGCATTGGACGAATTCGCATGGCAACCGGTACAGAGGAGCGGACAAAT